ATATGCTTGGCTAGAGAGTAAGAAGATACCAACAACAGGTGAAAACTTACCTCAACTTGGTACACTAAACTCACGCCTTGCTGCTTATGACAAGGCTATAGCAGATCAAAACGCTATTGGACAGTACGAAAGTATTCTTGCACAGAATGTAAAAACATATATTAGTAATGAAAGAACTAACTATAAGGATTTACAAATAGAAGAAACTGTAACACTTGCAGATGGTTCTACAAAGAAAATCAGTAAGTCTGACATTGAAGATGCTATGTGGATGAACTTCCTTAATGAGTGGGATTCCTATTCACAGCAACTTCAGTCTTTACCTCCTTCAGCTAGAGACGGTATCCAAAAGGTTAGTGTAAACGAAGCTTACCGTACATTTGCTGATGCTGGTTTAGTACCTCCTCCAATGAGGAATAGTCTTCAGTCTGGTGCAAATATATTAACATCACCAACGAACCTAACAAATCCTGCTGATGCTGAACGAGCTAGTAAGGCACTTGCTGCTTACATTCAGGCAGAAGCTTATGGTATTACTATTCCTGATACTGTTCTAAGTAAAGAACAAAAAGATAGGTTTATGGTAGCTGAAGTATTACTGAATGAAGTAGGTAAGGATGAGACAACAAGTTTAATTGCTGCTTCTAATGCTGATTTAAGTCTTCTTAATGTTAGAATAAATGAAGCAGATGCAGTAAAAATATTAAACACAGATATATTCTCAGAAGATTTAGGAGACGTTTCTAATATACAGCAGATGCGTATGCGAGTAAAAGAACTTGCTGGTGTATTACTATCTACTGATCAAATGACTGTACAACAGGCTATTGATAAGGCAGTAAAGATTGTAGAACAAGATACTAAGATTATATCTACTACTAATGGTAATCGTATTGGTATTGAATTAAAGAATACTGGTATTACTAGAAGAGGTGGGGAAGAAGTAAACATAGAACAAAATCTACTACTTGCCTCAGAGTTACCTGAGATTAAAAAGATGATGCAGTACTATGGTGGTACTGGACTTTCTGTTAGCAATTCATCTAATGACAATCTTTTAACTCTATCAATCGTAGATACAGATGGTAGCACTACTCAAACATTAGGTTATGTTAGTATTGATGACTTCTCGTCTAAAGATAGACTAGTAGAACTTATTCTTGCTGGTAAACAAAACCTTATTGATGCTGGTGATTATGACCCTGAAGCTCCTACTGACATTACTGTATCTGTACCATTAGCTGCTCTTAGTATGGGACAGCAGTTAGAGCAGATGCTTCCAGAAGCTGTAGATACACTTCGTAATCAGTTCCCTGATGGATCAGCTATGGACTTAATGTTGAAAGCTGTACAGAACGGTGAGAATGTTGTATTTGATCCACCTATTGCAGACATCCCTCAGGATATGATGGTAGAAACTATTACTCCTCTTACAGGTGTAAATGGTCAGGAAACTCCATTCTTCCTCTACGCTGGTAGACTTGCTAATGGTGATGTTGCTTACTACAAATCTATAATGACACCTGATACATATCAACAAAAGTACGAAGGTAAGACAGTAAACGTAACTGAACCTATGCCTTCTGATGTTGGTGTAGCTGAAGCTCCTGCTCCTAGTATGACGGATATTCAACAGGGTAATGTAACTACTTTCTCTACTGAACGAGAAAGACAGCAGAGAGACCCTTACAAGGATATACCACAAGAACCAACTACTATGCAGGATGTGTTAGATTTAACAGATAAAGCAATATCAGATAATGAACAATCTCAAGCAATAGTTGATTTAGTTGATAGTGTAGTAAATGAAACTCCTAGTGAAATACCTAGTGAAGCTCCTGAAGGAAAACAAATAGAAAGCTTTGACATGATTGAAGGCGAAACAACTGGAGATAAAGTAATAAACCTTTTAAAAGAACACGAAGGATTTAGTGCTACTCCCTACACAGATGGTAATGCACAGTCTGTAGGTTATGGTTTTTATCTTCCATCCTTAACATCAGATGAAAAAGCTCTGATTAAAGATGTAAACAATGTAACTAAAGAAGAAGCAGAAGCTGTACTAAAACTTAAAGTAAGTAAGATTCAAGACTTCTTAACTGAACAGCTTCCTATGTTTGATACTCTTAATGGTGAGCAACAAAGTTCTATTATTAGTATGGCGTATCAACTTGGTTCTGAGAACATTGTTAAAAAGTTTCCAACCTTCTTTAGTAATCTAAAGAAAGCTACAGAAACTGCACAGGGTACAGCAGAGCGTATGCAGTATCTAACGACAGCAGCAAACAATATGCTCTACAATTATAATAAAGATGGTGAAGTAGTTTCAGAAACTCTTTGGAATAAGCAAACACCTAATAGAGCTAAAGCTATGGCTGATAATCTACTAAAAGAAGACTTTGGCTATGCTCCTACTGCTTTTGAATCAGAGGGTGAACGCCTTGCAAGAGAGCGTTATCCAGCAGCAGATAATATTGAAGACATAGAAGTTATTAAAAAACGTGTAGAAGAACAAGGAGCAACCGATCCTTTAACTATACTACCTTCTAATATTAGACAGTTTGTATCTAATATAGTTACAGGTGATAGCACTGTGTCTGAAAAAGACTTGGATGTTTCTGACCTTGACTTACTAAGAACAATAGTATCTACCAAACTCGCTAATAATGACATGACATTAAAATATGAAGATTATGGTGAGCAGGGTGGTACAGTACTAAGTAAGGGTGGTTTAGATACGCTTCAACTTTCTTTTGAATCTCCTGCGTTTAGAATGGCTACTCTTCTTGGACAAGCTAGTATTGAAGTAGAAGACGGTAAAGTTTATATAGTAGATACTTATGACTTTAACGTAGGAGCTAAAGGACAGAAGTTTGCTAAAGACGTTGCAGAAGGTAATGTAGCTAATGTACTAGGAACTCTTGGTGATCCTAATACACCTATGTTAGAACGTATACGTATAGCAGCTTATGTCTTACAACCTTCTGAAGCCAAAGAAAAAGGCGTAAGAATCTACCTTGGTACAACAGAAGAACTATCATAATAGGATAATCATATGGCTATTGAATTAAGTAATACTACGGCAGAGTCTCTTGGTCTTACGACAGAAGCACCAGTACCCTATACCGTAACTATTCCAGAAGCTGACCTTAGGGCTGAACTAGAAAAAGCTAGGTCAGTTGATACACAGTCAAACTTCTTGAACGGCTTTGGTATTGGTGTTTCTGAAGACCACATAGCCTCGCTGGGTGTTCGTAATGCTTATCGTTTTACGGATACACCTATTAATCCAGTAGCCGATATGACTCCTGAGTTAGCTAAAAAGTTAACTGAGGGTCTTACTGACCCTAGAGCTATTGAAGATGTCATTGAGGCAGCGCAGTCAGTTAGTTTTGACTATGCTGCTAAGATGGCTAACGACTACAGAGTAACAGAGTATCATACTAAACAACTTTCTCAACAGGGTTGGAGTGGTCTTGGTGGCTATTTTCTAGCACAGATGACTGACCCTGTAGAGTGGGCAGCTATTATTGGTACTACTGCTGCTGTGTCGGCTGCATCAACCGTGGCTGCTCCTGTAACCGCTCCTGTAACTGCTGCGGCTGGTACAGCTTTAAAAACAGGTAAGGCTGCTAAGAAGACTTATAATGTCTGGAAGATGGCTAGGTCTGGTTTAGCAGTAGGTGCGGCAGAAGCAGCAGCTTTTGAAGGTATTCGCGCACGTCTCAAGTATGATGTAGATGGTGGTGATGTTCTTCTTGCTATGCTTATTGGTGGTACGATTGGTACTGTTGGTGATGGTGTTAGTGCCTCCTTTAGAAAGTCTAGAAAGTTACATGAGATATCTCAGAAGGTTGCTCTAGGTGAGGAACTAGATGAGTTTGATAGAGCTTTCTACAATCAGTATGGTGGTGACAAACGTGTTAATCAGCTTATAGAACGAGCAGAACAACGAGGAGATTTCCTTGACCCTGAAGACAGACCTCTTACATGGACTGAAGAAGAAGCAGCAGCTACTACTAAACAGCTAGGTGCTTTTGGACGTATTCGTGGTAAGCTTTCTGCCATGGCTCAGATGAAGAACTCAGACAATGGGTACTCTAGGCTTATGGCTGATAGACTTGGACTAAATAGCACAGGTAACAGGGCTGGTGCTGATGGTAACAGAGCAGAAGTAAACTTCTCAGCTACAGAAATCAAGTCACAGCTAGAGTTTATATACCGTACATCCTTTGCTCGTGCCTTACACTTTAATAGAAAGGAATGGGTAAGACGTACTGGTGGTGGTGTAGAAGACTTTAACGTACTAGTCTCTAAGGCTATTCGTTCAGGTGACTTACAGACTATGCCTAAGGAAGTAAGAGCAGTAGCAGAACACGTTATGGAGTCTCAGAAAACTCTTGGACAAAAAGCTATTGACTATAATGTAGCTGGCTTTACTGCTGGTGTTCTTGATAGACAACCTAACTATCTTCCTCGTTTGTTTAAGGAAGAAAGAGTACAGGCTATTAAGAAAAAATATGGTAGTGATAGAGCTATAGACATTGTAGCAGAGCTAGTAGAAAAGGCTGTACGTAAAGCACAACCAGACATCAAGATGAAGCCTCGTGCTGTTCAGAAGATGGCTAGAGGTTATGCTAAAACAATCCTAAGTCCTAACCTACACTCAGGTCATAGAGCTACTGAGTTTAATATGGAAGACCTCAGAGCTTCCCTCAAAGCTGAAGAACTAACAGATCAAGAAATAGATAACATCATTGATAGCCTTACAAGAAGCACAACAGTCAAGGCTCACAAGAGAGCTAGACCAAGACTGCTACTTGATGAGAATGTTAGTATTCAGGTTAGAACTGATAGTGGTGAGTTTGAGGATGTAGCATTTACAGACTTACTAGAAGAAGATATTGAGAACCTACATAATGCTTATGTGTTTCAGATGTCTGGTGCTATTGGTCTTGCTCGTAATGGTATTAACACTAATGACCTTGGAACATCCTTTGAAACTATCATAGGAAAGATGAGACAAGAAGCTGAGAATATCGGACAGACTTCAAGAAGTTTGGATAGAGATACTAAGTCAGCAGAGTTTATGTATGATGCTGTGACAGGACGCTTAGGTTTTGAGGATGGTATCTCACTAGACAACAAACAGTTTATGCGTAGAGCTAGAGAAGCTAGTTTTATGATTAACATGGGTATGTCTGGTATGTCAGCCCTGATGGAGATTACCAACGCTCTTATGGAGTACTCTATACCAACACTGTTTAAGGCTATGCCTCACTATCGTAGGCTTTATGCAAGAGCAGCCAATGGTCAATTATCCTCACCTCTCTTACGAGAACTAGAGGCGATGACTGGATTAGGTGCTGATACAGTAACTGGTAAGTTTACTCGTGCTAGTCGTTTTGAAGGTGACACTATGGATGTAGTCACTGATGGTGACATTACCAAGACTGATGAAATGCTTGGACGTGGTAGGGAACAGATGTCCTACTGGTCTGGCTTGTCTGGTGTTACTGGTTCACTGCGTAGGTTGTCTATGCTAAACTACAGTACACAGTGGGCTAGGGCAGCTAAGAAGGGTACTGACCCATTTTCCAAGATTAAGATGGAACAGCTTGGTATTAGTCCCAACATGGCACAAAGAATTAGAAACCAGATAAACAAACATTCTGATATAAGCAATGACGGTGTTCTGAATACTATTAATACAAAAGCTTGGGACGATCCACAAGCTGCTGAAATGTTTCAAATGTCTGTGTTTAGAGAAGCTACTCAAAACGTACAGGAAGTTAATGTCGGTTCAGTAAACCGTTTCCTTCGTTCTGATATTGGTAAAACATTCTTTCAGTTTCTTAGCTTTCCACTAGCAGCAGTAGAACAACAGATGATGAGACTTGGCGTAAGAGCTATGCACGGTGATGCAGCAACAGTCTCTAAAGTTATACTTGCTGGTGCTTTTATGGGAACTATGATGTACACAGCAAGAGTATACATGAACGCTGAGGGACGTGGAGACAAGGAAGAATACATTAAGAGACAGATGGCTTGGGATAGATTTCTTGAGGGTTCAATGAGTCAGGTAGGTGCAGCTTCTATGTTTGGTTATATCTACCAGATTACTACAGGAGCTATGGATGGTAATAACTATGCCCTAACTCCAGCGTCTATATCTATTGGACAGGGACTTATCAAAGGATTGAAGATACCCTATGAAGCTGTGTCACCTAATGAGGATGTCTCTGAGGGTGAACTTAGGTCTGCCCTACGTCTAATACCCTTCTCATCTCTATACGGAGCTAGACAGATTATCAACGGCATTGCCGATACACTTACTGATACGAACTAAAGGATAAACGATGGCCTTTTCATATTATGACTATACAGGGGATGGTGTAACAGATACGTTCACCATTACCTTTACATACCAAAGCACTGCGGAAATCAGTGTTACTGTGGATGGTGTGGCTGAAACAGGCCTCACCTTTCCCTCTTCAACTACGGTGCAGTTAACATCTGCTCCTGCTACTGATGCTCTAGTACGAGTAAAGAGAACAACAGACCTTACTGCACGTTCAGTGGACTTTGCGTCTGGCTCAGTGTTGACTGAAGAAGACTTGGATAACTCTAACATTCAGGTCTTCCACGCAGCACAGGAGGCTGTGGATACTGCTACTGATGCTATCTCACTTGATGATGATAACAAGTGGGATGCACAGTCTAAAGTTATTAAGAACGTAGCAACACCAGTAGCAAACAACGATGCCTCTAACAAGGCTTATGTAGATAACGTAGCTGGCTCTGCTTCGGCAGCAGCAGCGAGTGCTAGTGCAGCAGCGTCTTCGGCAGCAGCAGCCGCTACAAGCGAAACTAACGCAGCCTCAAGCGCATCAGCAGCAAGCAGTAGTGCTTCGTCTGCTAGTGGTAGTGCTACTACAGCTACTAGTCAGGCTTCAGCAGCAGCTACAAGCGCATCTAATGCAGCCACAAGTGAGACTAACGCAGCCACAAGTGAGACTAACGCAGCTAACAGCGCAGCAGCAGCAGCCACTAGCGCATCTAATGCGGCTACTAGTGAGACTAATGCTAATACCGCTAAGATAGCAGCAGAGGCTGCACAGGCGGCAGCAGAGCTTGCCTTGGATAACTTTGAGGATACATACCTTGGAGCTTTCGCATCAGACCCAACAACAGACAATGATGGCGATGCACTAAGCACAGGTGACTTGTACTTCAACACAGGAAGTAATGACCTCAGAGTATACAATGGTTCTGCGTGGCAGATTGCAGCAGTATCTACGGCTGGACTACTAGCAGCAGCCAATAACCTGTCTGACGTTGCAGATGTACCGACAGCTAGAACTAATCTTGGACTAGGCACAGCAGCAACCACAGCGTCTACAGACTATGCTACAGCAGCACAGGGTGCATTAGCTGACTCAGCCTTACAGGCTGGGGACATTGGTGTTTCAGTACAGGCTTATGATGCTGACACAGCAAAGCTAGACGTAGCTCAGACATTTACAGCAGCACAGACAGGTTCAACACAGGTTGCTGGTAGTATTACTGGTAGCACAACCCTAGACTTTGGTGCGTATCAAAACTTTGTAC